GCCGCTGCGGTAGCGGTTGGTGGCCATCAGGTGTCCTCTCGGTGGGGGGCGGTCAGAACGGGGGCTCGTTGCCGAAGGACTGGCCGGCGGCCCACGGGTCGCCCTGCTGTCCACCGGCGGGTGCCTGCTGCTGGCCCTGCTGTGCCTTGGGGATGACGGCGACGTGCCGTGCGGTGACGTCGTAGCTGGTGCGCTTCTCGCCGTCCTTCTCCCACTCGCGGGAGCGGACGGTGCCGGTGACGAGGACGCGGTCACCCTTGCCGAGGGTTTCGGCGAGCGTCTCGGCCTGGCGTTCCCACACGGTGATCCGCCACCAGGTGGTGCCGTCGTCCTGCCACTCGTTGCCGACCTTGCGGCGGTGGTTCTCGGCGACGGAGAACGTCGCCACTGCCTTCCCGTTGGGGGTGAAGCGCAGCTCGGGCTCGGCTGCGGTGTTGCCAGTGATCGTGATGTCAGCCATCAGGGGGCTCCTCAGTTGTCGTTGTAGGCGGGTGGGGGTGGTGCGAAGCGGGGTACCCACTTGCGGGTCTCGAGGCGGGCGAACTCGCCACGTCGGGTCAGTTCGGCGACGCCTTGGATGCCGTGCCGGTTCTTGGCGACCATCACGTCCACGTCGTGCGCGAGGGCGTCGGGCTGGTGCATGAGGATCACGACGTCGCTGTCTTGTTCGATCGCTCCCGAGTCGCGGAGGTCCGCGAGGGTCGGGGGTCGCTTGTCCTTCGCTGACTCGCGGTTGAGCTGGGCGAGTGCGATGACGGGCACGTCGAGTTCCTTGGCGAGCAGCTTTAGCGCGCGGGAGAAGCCGGACACGATCTCGTACCGGGAGCGGTTGGCTTGGTCGCGGGTGGGTTCGAGGAGTTGGAGGTAGTCGACGACGATCCCGGCGAGGGGTTTGCGGCGGGCGACGGAGCGGGCGTGTGACTTGACGTCGGTCAGGGTCATGCCCGGCCGGTCGGTGATTGCGAGTGGGGTGGTGCCCCACTTTGGGCGCTGGGCGGAGATTCGCTGCCAGTCGCGGGAGTCGAGTGGTGCGGCGTCCTCGCTGGTGCCGTCGAGCCGGCCTAGGGCTACCTCGGCGGTGTTGGCGATGACACGGACTTCGAGTTCGCGGCGCGGCATCTCGAGGGAGACGAACGCGACCGCGCCGTGCTCGGCGAGGCCGAGGGCGGCCTGTGCGCCAAGGATCGTCTTACCGACGCCGGGGCGGGCGCCGATGGCGTAGAGGGCTCCGGGGCGCCATCCGCGGATGAACCTGTTGAGCTCGGGCCACGGGGTGGGGTGGGCACGGGCGGGTTTGTCGAGGCTGTCGATGGTCTCGTCGATGGTTTCGCCGATGAACAGGGCTTCGGCTACCTCGGTGGTGGCGGCGTCGATCTCGGCTCGGATGGTCTCTTGGACCTCTTGGGCGTCGCCGCCTGCGGTGGCGAGTTGGATGGCGCGCTGGCCGGCGGCGGTGATGCGTCGGAGTCCGGCGGCGTTGACGGTGAGGCGTGCGTACCGGTTGGCGAGGGCGGGGATGACGGTGGTGTTGCCGTAGAGGTCGGCGATGTAGCCGAGGTCGAGGGCGGGGGCTTGGTCGCGGATTTTGTGGAGGTTGGCTCCGACTGTGGTGGGGGAGACGGTTTCGCCGCGGTCGTGCATTCGGGTGATGAGTGCCCACAGTGCGCGGTTGTTGGGGCCGGCGAAGTCGTGGGGTTGGGGTGTGGTGTCGAGTTCGTCGAGGTTCTTGGGTCGGTGGAGGACGGCGGTGAGGAGTGCCGCTTCTGGGTCGAGGTCGAGGTTCATGCTGACTGCTCCCGGAGTCGGGTCCAGAGGTCTTCGGCTTCCTCCCGGGCCTTGGTGGATGGTCGGCCGCCGTTGCGGTCGTTGATCCAGCCCTGTTGGCGGCGTATCCAGTTGCGCCAGGTGCGTTGCCAGTCGGTCTTGATGCCCTTCTGGCCTGGGAGGGATGCGAAGTGGTCGATGAGGGCGGCGGTTTCGCGTTGGAGGTCGACGTCTGGGGCGTCGGTGGCTGCCCATTCGAGGTTGGCTTGGTTGGGTTGGAAGTCGTCGGTGATGCGGGTGCCGCGTGTGCGCGGCTTCTTCTGATGGTTCTCTGATGGTTCTCTTACGGTTCCTGTCGCAGATTGCGACATTGAGCCGTGCAGATTGCGACATTGGTCGTCATCGTTTGCAACGTTGTTCGTTGCAACGTTGGAGTCTGCAACGTTGGATGGTGCGACATTGGTCGTGAGGTTGAGCTGGTACCGGTCGGAGGACCGTCCGCGGCCGTCTGGGCGTCCCCTGCGTGTCCTGGTCAGCAGTCCCAGCTTCTCCAGCGTCTTGATGTGGCGGACGACGGAGGAGCGGTGCATCCCGGTCATGTCGGCGAGGCGTTCTTGTCCGGGGAAGCATGTGCCTTTCTCGTCGGCGAAGTCGGCGAGGGCGACGAGGACGAACTTTGGTCCGGCGTCGATGTTCTGCCGGTATGCCCAGGCGGTCGCTACGTGGCTCATCAGGCCATCCCTCCCAGGTCGAGGACGGTTTCGAGGGGCTTGGTGATCCGCGCTCGGATGAGGGGTAGATAGTCGTCCTCCCGCTCGATGCCGATGCACTGGAACCCCTCAATGAGGGCGGCTTCGAGGGTGGTTCCTGAGCCGGCGAAGGGGTCGAGGATGGTGCCGCCTGGTGGTGTGATGAGGCGGATGAGCCATCGCATGAGGTCGAGGGGTTTGACGGTGGGGTGGGCGATGCCGTTGACGCGGGGGCGCTGGTCGGTGGGGGCTTTGGCTTCGTAGCGGAAGGTGGGGAAGAACCGGGACGCGCCGCCCTCGTCGTCGTATTCAGCTCCGGTGGCTGTCATTCCCCAGCCGTCGCCGGATGCTGCTCCGCGCGGCTTGCCGATGCGTGAGGTGGTGGCGCCGGATTGCCGGTCGAGTTCAGCGGCCTGGGTGTCGTCGAGGAGCACGTTCGTCGGCCACCGGCCCGCGTCGTGTGCCTGTGCTTGGACGAGCGGCATAGGGTTTGTGGAGAGGTTGAGCGAGTCGCCGGGCTTGCGGACGTAGGAGTCGGGGTCCATGCCGGCGTGCTTGGCGTTGATGGCGGCCTTGTCCGTGTCGCTGGTGGCGGTGCGGCTGGCGTCGATGTTGAGTGCCCCGGTGCCGTGGGTGAGGACGTTGGCGGCGACGGTGCCGGTGAGGGGTTTGCGGGCGACGACGATGGGCTCGAACGCGGGCTTGAGGGCGGTGCCCCAGCCCTGCCACTGCTCGGCGTCTGGCGTGGCGGGAGCGGTGATCGTCTTTAGGCGCTCCCGCTCGCCACCAAAGATGCCGTTATCGCTCGCATGGTCGCTCTGGCGGTTCTGTGTGTAGTCGCGGGCCACGCGGCCAACAACCTCCCGTTCCGCCCCTGCGGCCTTGTCGATGGCCTTGGACACGTCGAGCGACTTCGGGAAGCCGGACCCGTACAGCCACGCGATGCTGTCGCGGATCTCGAATCCGGCGTCCTCGATGGCGGCGGCGAGGCGGTGCCAGGTGCGGGAGCCGCCGAACGCGAGCATGTGCCCGCCCGGCTTGAGGACACGCAGGCACTCACGCGCCCACGCCTCGCACCACTCCTGGAACAGTGCGCCTGCCCGGTACTCGGGAGAGGTGCGGGACGCCCGGCCGAACACGCTCTCGCGGCCCGCGTCGGTCGGGTTGAGGGAGCGGCGGAAGCCGTCCGCCCCGTCCCACTCGCGGCCCATGAACTCGAGGCCGTAGGGCGGGTCGGTGACAACCGCGTGGACCGAGCTGTCGGGAAGGGTGCCGAGGACGACGAGGGCGTCGCCGTGTAGGACGGTGACGGCTTCGTCGGTGTAGTACGGCTGTGGTGGCGCTGGGTGCGCGCTAGGATCGTGGGTAGTCACCGGACCTCCAAGTTGCGGTGGCGAGGCCCCGGTTGAGACGTTGCGAGCGCTCTCGGCTGGGGCCGTTTATGTTGTTGTCACAGGCGTTTTCGCCTGCCGTAATCCTAACATTCTCGTCCGTCATTCCGAGCTTGTGGCGCACGTATTCCACAGGCATTCCGGTGACGGCCGCGAACCATTTTGCCCAGTCGATCGGGGCGGCTTTAGCGAGTGTCATTCTTGGTCCTTCTGTTGAACATGGGTTCCGCCTTTCCATGGGCAGGCTGTGCAGCCTCGGAATGGGCAGTACGGTCCGCAGGTGGTCATGCCGCTTCGCGCCTCTGCCGTGCGATGCGGGCGCGTTCGCGGGGTGTGTGGCCGCCGCGGATGCCGAACCTGCCGTGCCTGCTGATGTTGCCCTCTTCGGCTAGTGCTGATTCGAGGCATTCCTCGCGGACGGGGCAGGCTGCACAAATGCGGAATAGCCCGGAGGGGTAGTCGCCGGTGTCGATGAACCATGCTTCGGGATAGGTGCCAGCACAGGCTGCCTGCTGGCGCCAGTCGAGGGTGGTCACGGGGTCACCTTTCGTGCAGCCATACGGCTATAGGTGGCGTGTGCGGCTGCGTTAAGTCGGTGCTCTTCGGCGCGGACACGTACCGCGGCGGCCCAGGCTTCGAGTTCGGCCCGGCGTGCTGCCTCGGCGGCGAGGGCGGCTTGGCGGCGCTCTTCACGTCGGGCGGCTGCCTCACGTGCCCGGGAGGCGGCGATGGCGTAGAGCCGGTTACGTGCGGGTGAGGCGGGTAGTTGGGCGAGGTCGGAGAGGCGGACGGGGACGACGGTGCGGGGGTCGAGGGCGGTCACTGGCCGTCACCCTCGTCGGCTGCGTCGAGGAGGTCGGGGCCGGTCTGGCCGGTGGCGGCTGCTGCGAGTTGCTTGATGCGTGCCTCGATGGCGTCGTGCGCTCGGGGCTCCTGCTGCTGCCATTCACGGAGCTGGTCGATGTCTGTTGAGGCGGCGACCATGGCGGGCGTGAACGCGGGGGCCTGCGCGGGCTGCTGGGGTGTGTCTTCGAGCGGCTTGACGGTGTGTGGCTCGCGCTTGCCCCGGGTGACCGTGAGAGCGATCTTCTTCGGCTTGTCAATGTGGGACAGGTGGCTGATTTTGATTCCGCCGACCTGCTCTCCAGCGAATCTCACGGTCGGGTCGCCGTAGAGGGTCATGGCCCGGCCGGTGTAGACGCTGGAGTCCTTGCCCCATGCGGCGACGAGGACGCGGCGCATGGACTTGGATGGCTTGTAGGGGCGGCCGGGGAACTCTGCGAGGTGGATCTCTACGGGCTGCTCTGCGTTTCCGCGGCGAACCTCGGTGATGGTGACGGTCTTGGGGCCGGCGATGTAGTCCTCATAGTTCTGCTGGTCGCTCTTGGGGGCGATGGTGTCGGTGAGGTCCATCGGTCAGATCTCCTTGGCTTCTGCGAGGAGTGCGGCGCGCTTGCGCCAGTACCGCTCCATCGCTCGGGTGTTGGTGCACGTCTTGCACTGGCGGCGCTTCGGGGCGCCGTAGACGTTGTCCGGGGTGAGTGGGTGCCCCTGCGAGCAATGCGTCTTGCGGGCGTTGATTGCGGCAGGGGCAACCGGGCTGCGCATGGTGTTCTCGCGCGGCGTGACCGGCTCTAAGTGAGCAGGGTTCACGCAGGCTCGGTTACGGCACAGGTGGTCGAGCTGTAGCCCCTCAGGGATGGGGCCTACGAGTGCCTCGTAGGTGACTCGGTGGGCGTTACGGAGCGGGCCAGACCGCCCGGACCGCACTTGCCTGTACCCGGTGGCGGACTTTCGTTCCTTGGCGTAGATCCAGCACCCGTTCGCGTCGATTACCGTCTGTGCCCGGATTCGCTCAAGCGGGGGCCTTCGTTTGGGTGCCATCAGAGGAGTCCTTCCATTTCGTCTTCTTCGTCGAGTTGGTAGAACCACCAGCTCGGCAGTTGGGCGATGAGGGGGCCGTCCCCGTATGCCGGCCAGTCGTCGGCGGCGCGACATTCGGCGTAGGTGGAGCGAGCGCGTGCGGCGAGTTCGCTCCCTGCGAGGCGGGTCGGCTCATCGAAGTGATGGACGGCCACGAGGTGGGGTGCGCGCTTCTCAACCACTACGAACTGGAGCGGCGGCAGATCGTTACCCGTCGCCCATCCATAGGTGTCGAGGTAGTGCGCCTCTTGGATGGGGTAGCCGAACTTGGCGGCGTCTCTGCCGAAGCCGCTGGGGGATGCTGAGCCGGCGGTCGTCTTCACGTCCAGGGCCAGTCCGTCGTCGGTGAGGCGGTCGAAGCGGGCGCGGCACCAGATGCCGGTGTCGGGGTCGGGCGCGAACGCTGACACCTCACTGTGGCCGGGCATCTCGAGGAGCTTCCTGGCGCCGTCGTGGGCCAGCACAGCCTCTGCCATGGCGTCCACGAGGGCGAGGTCGGCGCGGGAGATGATCGCCAGCCCAGCGGCCCGCTGCTCGTCCTCCCATGCCTTCGTGGCGGCCTTGGTGGAGGGGTTGCCCGCGGGTGTGAGGTGTTCGTCGGGGTAGGTGACGATGGGTGCGCCGACGCCGAGGATCTTGGTGTGTACGACGTGGCCGACGTCGAACGCTCGGCGGCCTTCCCGGTGCTCGAGCTCGTGGCGGTAGCGGGCGGGGGAGTCGAGGATGCGGCGGGCTCCGGTGCTGGAGAGTGAGCCGCCTTTGACGGGGTCGGCGTGGTACGTGTGGTCGGGCATGTTGTGGACCAGGCCCGGGGCGGTGATGGTGCGTGGTGGGGCGGTGGTGGTCATGGGAGGTCGATGGCTCCTTGTTCGATGGCGGTGGCGTAGTTGTGGGCGTGGGCGTGGATTTCGTGTTCGTCTTCGTCGTCGGGGTCGCTGGACCAGGTGTTGGCGTATTGGCGGATGACGGCGGCGGCGTAGGCGCGGAGCTGGTCGGGGGTCATGCGAC